CTGGTTTTCAGGTAAGATACACTCAGTTAAAAACAACTTGGGATAATTTAAGAGTTGAGCCTGATGAATATGATGCAAAACATCCACAATTAACACCTGCAAAAAATGTGGTTGATGCCACAGCATTACAAAATCCAAGACCAGACAATGACCCAGAAAATGTAGAAATACTGATTGGTTTTACAAAAAGTATTGCTTTATCAAGATTAGCTAGGTCTCAACAATCAGTAGGCATCAACACTTTTGGCAGAGTAGGTTTTGTTGGTATATCTTTAAATGAGCCAGTTACAGGGGTAGCAGGTAGTGGTGCTATAGGTACATTTAACACAGGAGCAGTTGTTTCAGGTGTAAATGCTACTGGTAATATAGGTGATGCAGAAGAGCAAGACGAAATAGCTATCACAGAAACTGGTTTAGCAGGTACAGGTGCTATTGGTCTAATTAATACAGGAGCAGTTGTAGGCTCAACAAATGGCACAGGTAATATAGGCACAGTATCACTTAACTTTGATTTTGTTTTTGACCAAAATGGTGTTGGTGGAACAGGAACAACTGGAGATGAAAGTTTTGATACACAAACTGGTGCATTGACAGGTCAGGCAGGAACAGGAGCAACAGGGAATGAAACTGTTGGTTCAGAACCAAGTCCAAGTGGAGTTTCTGGAACAGGTGCGATTGGTGTCTTTGGAGAAACAGATGGTAATCAATTAAGTTTAAGTATAATACCTACAAGTGCAGTTGGTACAGCATCAACAGGATTAGAAGTTGCTGAAAATGAAATATTAGAGCAAAGCTTAACAGGTTGGAATCAGCAGTATTGGAATTATGGCATATGGGGTGGAGATGGTAATATTGAGGGTATTACAGCCATAGGTAGTCATACAATAGATATATTCATAGGTCCGAATCCAGTAAACTCTGTTTCTGGTACTGGTGCAACAGGTGCAGAAGTTCCAT